ATTGGTGAGTGTCCACCACTCCTTGGCATCTACCCTTCGGGCTTCTGTATAGTCAGTTGCTCCCGGGTCTTTCAACATGACACGAACCTGACCTGAGAAGTTCTGCGGTAGTTCTGTCCCATTGCTGACAGCAAAGCCGGACTTTGTATAGAAGTAGTCCTTAAAAGCCAAGGATACAGCCATCACTTCCCGACGCGCTCTATTGAGATACATCAGTCCAAGCTGGTAATCCATATTTGCTGAGGTAGAGAGCTTTGCGATACGAATCATTACTTCGTCCAGCGCTTGCTTTACCGTCATTGAGGTGTAGGTGATCATATTAATTATTGCTCATTGAACTTGCTAATATCGCTTCAATATCATATAAACTTCCGACTGCTCCGTGGTCTTGATCAGGTACTTCCTTTTTGAATATCATTGCAGCAGCATAATCAATTATCTGTGCGTGACAGTATTCAGCAAGCGGTATCTGCGCTGCTGGCGGAGTAGTGTTCGGTAGTTTGTAATAACATACCATTGCTGCTATTCCGTTATGCTTTATCAGATTGTTGTCGTATGTGTACTCTGCTCTACCGCTGCGTGTGTTTGAAACAGACGGATTCGGGAATTGGTAACGCTGATATTCTAACGGTTCTACATACTCAGCACCGATTCTGTACTCCGTTTGTGCCACCTGAGTCTTTATCATACATACTTCAATATTCATCGGAGTTTCTGATAATGCCCCACTGCTGCCGGTTATGAAATCTTCGCGATAGAGTGGTCGTACAGTTTCCTTTTCACCTCTGTAGTAGTATTCCCTGGCTTTTGCTATTTGTGCCTCTCCGATACATTTGTAGATGTCGTCGTCAGTGTACATTTCTGTGCCTGATTCATCTAATAGCATTCGTATGTAGGCTACGCCTTCGGAGTAGGTCATGTTACATTCTTACAAGTTTTCTCGAAATTATCTGCGCGCCAGCATCGTGTTCTTCATTGCCGTAGCCAACAGGACGGTCAGTGCATTCTTCAATCTTTACGCCAGGAACAAAAGTAACCGCTTCTGCTACATTATCACCTTGCTGAGTAGATACCTGCACTACACAGCCTACACCTTCTATCTCCATTGCTTTTGTCGATTTCATCCAACCTTCTTCTTTTGATGATGCCTTGCATATCAATTTGAAAGTGTCGCCGTCTCCCCAAAATACAATGTCTTTCACATTTTTCTTTGCACCATCTGCGTCTGTGTTCCCAAGTGTCTTATCCATTTTTATACCCTAAAATTAATAATAAATATCATTGACAATATCCATTATATCGCCAATTTCTTCTCGCTCATTTTTATGAAGTTCCGGTTCGTGTTGCTTAATACAAGGTTCACACCAGAAAGCAATAGGTTCGTCTTTATCACTGACTTTATACAACGGCTGTACCTGTATAGATACACCACATTTACCGCAGTTCTTCATTATGCTACTACTCCTTCTTCAAATTTAGGAATCTGCTCTTTAGGGTCTTTGAGCAGGAATTGTATTGACTGTTGCAAGTTCTTCGTTAACCGTGTTGTCGGTTCCTGGCGTACTGCTAAACAAGCAGCAGCGTGATTCGCTATGACATCATATAATGTCCTGTCGAATGTATCTGCTTCGTAGTAGATTGGACTGCCTGAGTCAATCGTCATCGTGCTCGGTTTACGGTAGTATATCAGTTTCCCTTGCTCATACCCTGTACTGCTGCGAAAATACGCAAAATCCTTTAGTATGGAAACACAATAGTGTCCGCTATACCAAAATGTTCTTGCTATACCACAAAGGTAGAGTTGAGCAGGACGGTAAATACCACCAAGCAAGACTTGTCCTGCAAGGTGGTAAAAATAGTTCGTTGGGATTTGTACTGAGATATTACCGGTGATATTGGTAATGAGGTTCTGCAGGAGATAGTCTTCCTTCTTTTTACAAAGGTACGATACTATCGTCATTTGAGAGAAGTTTAATGCAGACACAATTTCAGCATCAGTCCAAAAGTTACCTTTCCTTTTGGATGATTCTACAGGATCATCAAGTAATTGTCTGATCCGTTGAAATTGAGTAGTTGCATTCATTTCGTTCCATGTTTACATCATTTGAGGTTGCTGTGGAGGTTGCTGACCTTGCATTTGTCCACCTTGTTGTTGACCACCACCGCCGAGCATAGAAGCAATACTGCCGGAGTAATCGTTCAAGTGCTGAGAAGTTGCATCTGCTGCACCTTGGTACTGAGCTTGCTGCATTTGTTGTTGATGCTGTTGCTGCATTGACATGATTGCCATCATCAGTTCGTTCTGCTGTTGCGCAAACCGCATCTTTTCTTCTTGCAACTTCCTTTTCTCTACAGCTAAGCTTGAAGCAGAGACTCCCATCCTATATGCTCTGTCCCATTCCTGGTCAGACTTTGAAGCATTCGCTTTTGGTATGCCTCCGGAGAAGTCGCTTACAAGGTTTCTCATTTTAGAACTTACCCCATGTAGTACCGTTTATCGGTAACAATTTAAGCATACCGTAGTTGGTACTGATAGTCGCAGTTGAGCTTCCTTCGATTGTTTCGCCGGAAGCAGCAGTAACTATAATATTCTTTGTCCCTGCTCCTCCTACTACGTCCTTGATGACATACGGCATGTACGGAACTTCGCTCGGTATAGCTCCTAACGTGATATTACATGAAGTCAATGAAGTCAACGTACCGACAAAGATATTAAAAGGATCTGAATCTAGCACTGTATATGTGGCGACATCAGCAATAGAAACATACTCTTGTCTTTTCGTTTCAGCAGCTTTTTGTGCCTCTACTGCCTTTCTAATGCTCTCCATTATTGGAAAAGTATTAGGATGTCTATTACCGGTAATTGGTGTCGGGTCTACCGTAGTTCCTTTTGCAGGCATGGTGGTGTCCTTCTAATTAGATGCTTAGTTTTGTGAAATCTTGACTTTATCTGCTCCCTCGTAGAGACCTTCTTCAGTAGTCATATACTTATTGTCCTCTTTCCGTTTCGCTTTAACATCCTCGGGATAGTCACCCTCGTAGAATAGAGGTTGACCATCCCAAGATCTGTCAGTGAAATTGTTTGCTTCCGAGCCGCCAAAACAGCCGTTCTTCCGGAGTGCATCTATGTATACTTCATTATCAGTAGAGAATGTACAGTTTCTGAATTGAATCGGTGTTGAATTGTTGACCGTACCAAAAGGAGTTTCTTGCTTATGATAAATCATAACAATCTGTGAAAACTTTACAGAAAAGAATTTCACTGCCTTCTTTGTATCTGTAACATTTGAAGTTACACCACCAATATCATAGCCTTGAGTACCTTCAATCTTCGCCAGTACCTGTTTCCCTTTAGTTGTAGTTGTATTCATAGAATTTAATAATTGTAAAAATTATTGCTTAGCGCGTCCAACCCATTGCTTTTTCTGTTACTGACATCGTAGAATTGTCATACGTAGCTTCGTCACCTACCATCAGGTTTGCTATTCTGTATGACTCTGTACGTTCGTCAAGACCGTCCATAGTCCACAAGTTTGCATCTAAATCCTGATAGACCGTACCTGTACCTGTGAAGTTCGAAGAAGCAGTTGCCTTGAAGCGAGTACCCTGTTTATAGGTAGTCCCGTTGTGAACAATAGTACCCGTAACAACAAAATACCATAATCCGATGACGAGTGCTTGTGTCGAATCAGCAACTGTTTTGTACGGTGAAGCGTAAAACGCACCGACTATTTGACCAGTTAACGCAGCATCAGTACCAAGCGTTCCTTGTCCTACTTTTGCAAGGTCTGTTGCACCGTCAGGATAGAGGATTTGCAAGGCAGTACCATCTGTAGCTGAAAGATTCGGTACAATAACATTGCCTGCCGTTGAAGCAGTTGCACTGCCGATTATCAATCTTCCGTTGTAAAACTGATAGTACTTTGTGCTGTACTTTCCTACATTACCATTCTTTTGCAATAATGCAAGTTTGTGTTTTGGTGATATATAATGCATAGTGATTCCTTAAATAAAATATTATTACACAATTGCACTATTACGCTGTACGAAGAAGTGCAGATGATTCTTCTCTGTGGTGCTTGATTCCACCTTCCCACTCCCACATCCATGTTTTGTCACGCTGATTGGCAAGTGTCACGTCTCTGTGAACAAAATCCAATGCTACACACAATTCAGATTCCAAAGGATCAACTACCATGCACCAGTTTTCGTGCGGTGTGCCTTGTCTGAATGTTTCGTCACGTATAAGTGATAAAGAGTTACCGTTCCAGCGATAGCTTTCAACTTGCAATCCCGGTGTCGGTTTGTAATCACTCAAATCAGAACGACGGTATTCTTTGAATGCCTTTGAGAAGTTCGAGAGGAATTTCTGACCACAATATGCAATTTTCTTTCTTCCGTTCGGGTTGTGTCTGAATGCCTGCTCATCCATGAATGTTGTTACCAACGTTTCGAAATCATCCGTTTGGAACGGATCATAAAGCATGACATTCGTTTTAATAGAATTTACTACTCCCCTTGTTCTAATAGTAGGTCTGTTCGGTTCTATTAAATCCCAATTTCTTTCACCGAATACCAATTGATAGTGAATTGCTTTCTTAAAATCAGATAATGTCAGCTTTTGCTGCATATTGAAATCTTTGATTGTACCATACATATCGTTGTAACGAATCTGGTCATCTGTCATCGTCAAGATACACTCTTTGTGCTCTACGTAGTTCACATCAAACAATACGTCTTGCTGTCTTGAGATTCCACCAACCGGTTGTGATTCCCAGATAGTTCTACCTTGGAATACAAAGTCCGATGTTTGGAAATCAATTATCGGTGACGGATCCTGGTTCATAACTACAATAGTACCAGCAGCACTTCTTGTAGTCGTGTTACCTGTCAATCCTGTTGTCAACGGTACATCAGCACCGGACTTTTGGTAACAGGCATCAGGAGTCATTACCACTACAAGGTTCTGACCTGTTTTACTTACGTAAATCTGATCCTGCGGATAGTAATACATACTGTTATTAGTAGTCGGTCGAGACTTTTGGAGTGGCGTAATGCGCATAAATCTTGATTCAGCACCGGTTCCAATCACAGTGGAAGTAGTTTCATCCCACGGATCAAAAGTATTCATCTGCATTACTTCCATCTTCTTACTTTTTGGTGCTTTCCCCTTGCCCATATAGTCAGCAATAGTCAACATTGGTGTTGACTCAGGATCAAGAATTCTTACCAACTCGTCTATATCCCTTTTTACCGCTTGCGGATTTACAGTTTGGGTGGTGCGAACTCCGGGTCTGCTTAGGTTATTATACTTCATACTGGTTTCCCTTTGGTGGAATTAATTAAGTTCGTAAAGTGATAGTTACCACAAGATGCCTGCTTTTTCAAGCCGGGCTTTTTTTGCTTCTCTGGTATTTGAATTGTTGACGACTTTTTTCATTGGTTGGGTGGTGACTTTTGCGGATGCTACAGGTGCTGCTGCTTTGCCTTTAATTATAGCACCGGTTCCTGCTTTCTTCACCGGTGGGACAGGTTCAGCAGTTTTGGCTGGCTGTTTCTTGTATTTGTCAAATAATCCTGACACTTTCAAGGTTGCTTCGTACTGCTTCGGTGTCATTACATCAGATTGCTCAAACTTCGGATTCAATGCCATAAATTCCTTGTAAAACAATTTAGCATCATCTTCTGTGAAGTTACTGTCTATCCCCAATTGAGCACTTGTTCTTGCGATAACATCGTCATTCCTACGGATTGCTTCGTTCACTCTCGTCTCGTAATTTAACCGTTCAAGATTATCTCTTAGCGGTTTTGTCTGTTTTTCAAAGAGTGCTACCAATTGCGGGTCAACCTCACCGGTTTCGTTTGCTTGTGCAATTTCTTCTGCAGTCATATTTTCACCTTGGTTACTGAAATATGTAGACAAACCTTTAACGATTTGTACGTCACTGAATCCCTTCGCTTTCCAAATAAGAACCTGCTGAACAAGATTGTCCTGCATCGCAACAGTACCGACTTTAATTGCTGCAGTCTGAGTAGCAAGATACTTTTCTGTTTCCTGAACAAATACCTCTGAATCTTTACCGTACTTTGCTAATCGAACAAGTTCCGGAAGTTCTGAATTTGGTATTTTCCAATTTCTCTCTACACCCTCAGAGTCGATATACGGTATGACAACTATATCTTCATCTGTGACTTCTTCCCGCTCGTCATCTTCATCGCCTTCGTCGTCTGTTTCATCGTCCTCATCGTCATCAGAATTTTCTTCATCGTCATCACCTTCATCGCCATCAGGCTCACCGTCTTCTCCATCTAGCAGCCCTTCTTGGTCTTCGAGATTTTCATCGTCGGTTTCATTGGAGGCATCATCGGTTTCATCAACTTCGGTGCTCCCTTCGAAGCCTTCGGTTTCGGGGAATTCTTCTTCATTGGTATCTTCTGGATTGTACATAAATGAAAGGATTTTACTTACGTTTACAATATATCTCTCGCAATAATAGTGAATATTTCAATTACTGTCAAGAAAAATATTTTTTATTTTCATTATTATTGAATTTGTGATTGTTGGTATGCACCTTTTTGTGCCATTGCTTCTCTTGCTTTGTCTGGCGACCCATATATTTTTACATAATGTTCCATGAGTGATTTTGGTGGATCCTGCGTCTTGAGTTCCTGTGCAATACTGACCTGTGGTGCATCGGTGTACTGATCCTGAGGAGACTGAGTACTCAATTGACTGGCAATCGACTGTGGTTCAAAATTCGGTTCTTGGGCAGCCAATCTCTGCGCTATACTCTGTGGCTCTTGATAGGTCTGCTGCTGTGGTTGAGGATTGTTGTAAATTGGTATATTTCCTTGCATCCTTGGACTGTATCCCGGGTCTTCAAATCTGTAGCGTTGAGTTTGTGCAGCTTGCAACTGTTCGTCATTCTGCCGTCTCCTTTCCATTATTTGCGCATTACGTCTTTCTAACTCAGGTGGTAAACTACCACCTAATGCGCTATAAGCTATACTGTCTTGCAACGGATACATATCACCACCACTTATTTCTCCGTTTGATACTCCATTTTTTGAAGGCATAAATAAATCAATAAGCGCCGCAGGTCCAGATCTCCTTGCCAATCGCCCTGCAAATCCTATCATAGGATACTCCATTGCTATATCTGCCATATATCCTAACCGTCCAGCCATTCTGCCTAAACGTGATTCAGCAGCACCATATGCAGCATCGTTAGCAAGTTTCTCTGAACCTAAAGCTATAGGTCTACCGGTATAATCCGGACCATATAAACGACCCGTCATCCTTTCTGCTCGAATTTTATCTGCTTGTTCCGATAATCCTGCTGCAAAACTTTCGGGATTAACTTGTCGTGGCACTTCTGGTGGTGGTTGAACCGTTTCTACAGGTATAGGTCTACTAGCTTTAATCTGCTCATACTTTTTAGCTATATCTTTTGCAACTCCTTTTTGTCTTCCTGTCTCCGCGGCTCTAGCTAAAGGAGTTATTTTTCGTGGTGCTTGTGGTGGTTCTTGTCCTCTCATGCTCACTGCGTCAGACATTGCGTTGCTTTGCACGGGTTTCGCACGTTTTGCTTCTTGTGCTAACCGACTATTACGTTCATTACTCATATCACGCAGCATTTCAGTCAATTGCCTTTGCTCTGCATATGGTAAATGAGCAATCTTCGCTTGGAATACCTTGCGCAGGGTTTGCGCTTTATTCTCCTGTGGCATCTTGACCTCCCTGTGGTAATAGTGCAGGATTCTGTACCGCTACTTTGGATAATGCTGCACCTTTAATCATTAAGCGTTCAATGGTTGTCTCTACTTCTGATACAAGTTTTTCATCAGCATTCATTGCCATCTTCTTCTGTTGGTATTCCTGATAGAACTGCAAACCGTTCAAGAGTTCTTCTTTTAATCTTGGGTCAAGACTTCCTGCCTTTATCATCATCATCACTTTAAGCTCAGCAGGTATTGTATCGCCTGCAATCTTAAATACCTCCATCATTGATTGATACTGCATTTCCTTTGCTGTTTCAGTATCTGGTTGTTCAGCAATTTGGATGTCAGTTCTCATCTCTCTGATAGTATCCAACAAGCCTGTGTCAAGATCAACAAACTCTACACTTCTTTTGTCGTCACCAACTATTCTGATGGTCTGTGATTCATCAAGGAAGTTCTGCATATACCATACCATCATCTCTGTTACTTTTCTTCTCCATGTACGAAGATTGTCAAATAACGGTAACTTAGCTGTGCCTGCTGCCTGCTGACGATATTGGACTGCTTTCCCTGATTCTGCTGCATTCTCCTGAAGTCCAAGTGCGTTCTGACCACCTACATTGTTTGTTGCAAATTGATCTGCGAAGTTTATGATGTGCGGTAGGTCGGGAGAGGCGACGGGATTTGGTACGAAGTTGATTGCTTCATGCTTTAATACAGGTATTGTAGCACCTGTTTTGGAACGTGCTACATTGACATCATCTATCGTAACACCATCGAGCATTGACCTGACGACTGTAGCAAACTGCTTGTTAGAACGACCAAGTTGGTTATCCCACTCAGCAACCATTCTATTGTAGAGTATCTGCGGGTCAATCAATGAATCTACAGGAGACCAGTATGTACCGTCTTCGAAATAAGCAAATGCAATCTGATACGGGAAATCAGGAATATCTACTTTGATTCTGTGAGCAATCTGATCTGCGAATATCAATGTCTGATAGAAGCAATCCTTGGAGTTTTCTGAAACAAATACGAGATCGTTTCCTTTTGCATCCAATAGCAATTCCCCGCCTGTCGAATATCCTTCTCTTAAACCATTCGCAAAATTAAATGCTTCATCAAATTCATCATAAACATACATCTTATCTTCAATCGCGTCTACCACTACATATTCATAATCCTTTATCCGTTCATAGTACTCCACACCAATGACGAAACTACCACGTTCGATGCCGTATGTAGGAGTAGTGTAAAGAACCTCCTCAGCCTGTCTCGATGTCATCAAGTCTTCCGGTTCCATTCCTACGAAGTTACTGCCACCAATTGCTGTGTTCTGTCCCGTATATGCAGACTCTATCAGTTCTGTATATTGCGGATATTCTTCTATCCATGCAGACTGGCGCAGTGCCCGTGCCCGTGCCATCCACCTCATGTCAGAACCTTCTACATCAGAACTACTGAGATCCCACAGCATTTGCCAAATCGGTATATTCTCTACTGAAGGATAACCATTGATTATATCCTTCATCTTCCACCTGACAACTGTACATCCTGCTGCCTTAACAGCAGATGAATAGAACACAGAACTTTCTACCTTCTCTATTCTGTTCATCTGTTCTGCCCACTTTACAAGTTTGCTGAGTAGCCCTGCTTTTTCATCATCACCGCTTTCCATTGCGAGTACTGAAGCATCTAGTCTTGTAGATTGCTGTGTGCCTATTAAGTGGTTGACCTTAGAGCCGATAATATCAAAGATGTACGGTACACGACCTTGTACCTCAAAAGCCATGCGTTCTTCTTCTGTCCATTGTGAAACCTGGCAGAAGTTTAAGTTTATACGACTACGATAGTTTCTATCCTTGAAGACAGGCCACGCCTGCTCAATATCTGTTTTTACCTTCAGATACTGGTCTTGGAGTTCATCTTCTTCGGTTTGAGCTTTAGACATGTAGTGGTAATGATAGTGAAGCTGTTTTTGGTAGCTTAATCGTAGGTTTCTTCAGGTGTTTCTTCACCGCTTTCGCTGCTCATTGCATTGTCGATTATATCAAGTGCAGACTGCAATGCATCCCTTACCTGACTAAGAACAGATGCTTCTCCCGTTTCTTCCTGGTCCATCGGAGGTGCTGGTGGCATTGGTGGTTTCTTTGAACTCGGTGCCGGTGTCCCTGCAAGTAGATTGCTTAATCCTGAATACCCACCTGTTTCTTTTGGAGCTTTTGCCATCGTTATATTAGAATAGTGAATAAATACTAGTTTTTATTCCCGATTTTTCATGACCCGGTATGAGGTATTTTCTATCCATACTACTGCTGAATCTCGGCTGAGTAGGTTCAGGTAGTCCTGCATACCTACCGTCCTTATCTTCATCAGCACGAGTCAATATTGCAGTATCTGCTATCTGAACCAAGCATCCTGCTCTATTGTAAACGTAACCAAAATCGAGTGAACTTATCCCGTAACGCCATGCATCTACGTAGTCATCTTCACCTCTTGTGTTTAGATCGTACTTGTTCTCTACGTACTGCTGAATCGGTATAGTTTCAATGAGCTTTACGCATCTGCGAAGTACCTTGAGTTTCGGTGGTTGAAGTACCGTCCAGTGCAACCATTGTTTCAAGTTTCTCCAGCCGATTTCTCTTTTGTTGTTCGCCGGTTGTAACCAGATGCCCCTCTTCAAGAACATCATACCAGGAGATTCATCCATGATATGATTGTTACCTGTATTGAACATCGCAGGATCGCCATACCCCGTCATATACTCTTCACCTTGAGATTCTTCGATAACACCGTCAATAAATACACCTGTTACATTAAGAGAGCCAAGTTCATTGTACGTATAAATATCACCAGTGTCAGGATCCTGGCAATTCCATAAACAGACAGACGGGTGAGTACCGCCACCCATGTCCACGCTTCTCCATTTTGCCCAGTCTGACGGTGGTCTCTGCATTCCGTTCGGCAAAGCATCAACCACATGTACTCCCTCATTCCAACTCTCAAAGAATGCTCCCGTGTTAACATCCCAATCACCATCGAGCCACATTCTTTTCAGGTAGTCCGGCAGACCTGCAAGCATCTCTGCGTAATCTTTCTTGACGTGCTTATTGTCAAAGACATTCGCTTTGATGAATACATACTCATCTTTAAGTTTCAGTTCAGCTTTTGTCCACTTGCTGTAATCCGGTTTTACCCACCTGTTCTTGATTTCGTTATCACATACACCACCCGGATTGGCGGTGATGATCATGGTATCCTTCCAAGGCTCACCCTTTGCATTAACGATACCCGATCCCGAACGGTTGGAACCCATCAACTTTACAATCGAGTCCCACGGTAGTTTGTTGCCTTCATCAAGGATATACAGTCCCCGTTCAATACCCTGTTCCTTTTCAATGTCCTTCGGGTCCTGCAAGGATATCATGTATATCCTGCTGCCATTCTTGAATTCCGCTACCTTTGCACCTTTGTAGTACTTGTACGGTACTTTACTTTCCGGGAAGTGCTTTAAGAGTTCATTGTCAATAATCTGTGCTTGAAGTTCCTTGTGAATCTTCCGGACAATGCCTACTCTCAGTCCCGGATACTGCAAACATGAGCTTACCGCTGCCCATACAGAAAAACTTGTTTTTGCCCCACCCCGTGCTCCGCCGTAGAGAATTCTTGATTTCTTACCAATGTATGAAAATGCTTCCCTCTGCTTCGGTTGTGGGACATACAAATCACTCCATCTGGTTTGCGTTTTTTTCATTAGATTTCAAAATCTTCAACAAAATCAAGTGCAGCATCCTCCAAATCCTGTATCACCTGCTCTGTCACTTGCTCCTTTTTCGTTACCGTTACAGTCTTTGTTTTTACACTTGTGCCATCGCTACTGATTCTGTCTTCTTCGCCGAAGATGATTGAACCTGCATCACCGACAGCACCATTCTCACGTTCATCACGATCCATTATATACCGGTTGACATTTACTATTGAGTTTGCAGCATGAATCTTATGTGTAATATTGTTTCTTTTGCCTGTTACTACTTCTTCGCCTTTTTCGTTTATAGAGGTTATATCTGTAACATCCGGCAAATTCACAATATGCGTAAGTTCCCTTAAAGCATCGTGCTGTGCTACATCACCCATACGCTTCAAGTCTTCGAACTGAATGTCCACCTTCTTAAAAGCCTTGAGCTTTACATCCATAGTGCGCTGAAGAGATGTCTTAATATCCCTTAATGCAGATACCCTTCTTCTTACCGGTTTGATTGCTGTTTCAGTTGACATTATAATACCTCTCTATCAAAATAAGAAGATAAATCTTTTGTTAGTTCTTTACCATGTGCAGGACTTGACGAGTAAATTAATACACCTCTATTCGGATGATTTATAGCAACTACGTAATTATCAGAGTCTATTAATTTGCTTGCTATTTCCATCCTAAAGTCCTTTGAAATCCTGTCCAAATCTACGCCGTTTGTATCAGGCATATTTTTTTATTGCAATGATTAAAAATAAAGTTGTATTTTTACGCTCACGGCAAACATAAACAATATAAGCCCAATATACAAGAATTTTTATGTGGAGTTACTATGACAGGAGCCGAGGGAGGACTAATGTCAGGATTCGGATTGCTAACAGGAGGTCTTGCAGGAGGTCTCGCTGCAATCTCTGCGCCTAAAATTAATCCATACGCAGCAGCGCAAAACGCCTTTACAAATTCATTTGGTGAACAAGGTGATGTTGCTGCGCGCAGAGCACAGGATGCTTATGCTAATCTCGGTAATACAGCAGGAGCAAGACTCAGTGCTAATAATTTGAATATGCTCGGAGCAGGTGCTCTCGGTGGTATTCAGTCTACTACGGATTCTGCTACACAGATGGCTGGTATGAACTTCGGCAATACGAGACGCAATGCTTTTGATATGGTACGTATGTCCGGTGGTGGACCTGCTGCAATTGCAGGGATTGCTTCAAAACTCGGAGAGGCGAATACACAGACTGTCGGTAATCTTGCAGGGCAAGGTTCTGACGCTCTCGCAAGAGCAATGGGTATTGCTTCTAATAACTACGGTTCCGCACAAAATATTCTTCAGAATGATTTAAGCACACAGCATTCAATCGCGCATGACCAACTTGCTGATTTTAACCCTGCTTTGTTCAATGCGAATATTGATAAGCAAAAAGAACCGAGTTTTTGGCAGGGAGTAGGTAGCGGAGTTGCAACAGGACTTGGTTCTTTGAGCAGTAGGATGATCGGTGGTGGTATGAGTAGCATAATGAGTAAGGATGCTATGAGCCAAGCTCAGCGCAGTGTGTTTACTCCAGATAAATGGAGTGATTTTGGTCAAGGGCAAGGTTTTTACGTCTAATATGTGGAAGTAAAGTATTTTTTTTATTTATCATTAAGGGTATACAATGAACAATCCAAGAACCATCGAAACCGTAGTAGAAGGTGCTACATTTCGTTTGCCAACTTACTTTGTTAACAATGACGGTTTGCATGATGGAGAAGGTATTGAACTAAAAGTTTGTAAGGGTAATAAAGAAGATGAGTCTGCACTCAGGCAAGAAGGTGTTTTCACTGAATCCCTGATTCAACTTGCGCTTCAGTATCTTCAATCTGTTAATGTAGGTCCACTTGCCAATAGAGAAGCATCAATGGCTATTACAAAACTGGATGAAGCGTTGATGTGGATCGGGAAACGTGCTGAAGATAGAAAACTGCGCGGTGTTCAAGGAACTTATCAGAAATAAACATGGAAACCCCAGAAGTAGAAACCCCGGAATTTGAACTTATGGCAGATGAATTCATGAAGAAAGCGTTTAGAGCAAATCCAAATGGTGCGAAACGCTCTCCAATGATTTATACTGAAAATCGCGGATGGCATACTCCATCACCTGAAGAATTTCAGGAATGGCTTCGCAAACATACAGAAAGATAAACATGGAAGACGCACTCAAACCTTTCTATACCGGCTGGAACACTGGCGATCAACTTGCGCAGCAAGACAACGCACGGTACACCCAATTTGCTAACCAGGCACTATCTAACACTGGTATACAGAATCGTGAAATGCTGGGTCATATCAATGATATGCATACAATGGCATTAACCGGTTATGATAGAAGTGGAAAACCTCTTGATCCTACTGCTCGTCTACGGATGGTTGATTTTGTCAGCAGAATGCAGTCTCCTTTTTCTCAAGGTGTATATGCGCCACTGTATGATCAGCCTAAAGATGCTACTGACCGTTCACAATGGTCAGATGCTCCTGTTGCACCAACTGCTCCTACTTCGTCCTTACAAATACCACAAATGTACGGTCCGCAGCAACCACCACCATTGCAGTTTCCACAAATGCAACAACAGTATATTGCACCGGAGAATCTGACCGTACCGTCTTTGCCACAAGCAGCATCTCTCGGCAACCCGCAGATGTACGGTCCACAGCAACCTACGCAAGGTTCTCCTGCTCCTGTTGCACCGCGTAAAACTACGCCTGTAACAACTGCACCTAAAAAACGTGCGCTTGTACGCTACGGTATTACTTCTCCACGCGGCAATATGGACATACCGAACCGGTTCGTTCCTTCAAGAGATTAATCTTAGGAGTCCCAATGCGCTCTTTCAACGGTAAAGGATTTGTACCACAAGCTCCTGAATACTCTGCACAAACTATTGCTGACATCACTACCCCCCAAGGACTTGCTCAACTGAATGAAGAACTGCGCAGGATTGCCGGCGCTCTCAAGAATAAGCAAGCAGAACAACCAGTAGCAACAGCAGCAACTCCCGGAACTGATTCTACATCTCAAACAGCACCTCCGCAGAACTTCAAGCAAAAACTTACAGTAAGTCATAATGATATTGCTGTTATAAGCAATATTGTTGAAGAAATGAACTTTCAAGATGCTAACGGTGTCATTTTTGATATTGTAGTTATCAATAGCAGGAAGGTTGAAATTACTGCTCGTGTCGATGAATCAGGTTTGTATAAAGCTACGAGAATTGGTCAAATACTGTATAGCAAAAACGGTTCTACATTCCACAGAGAATTACCACTCACTTCTTTAGTCTCCGGAGTCATTTTGAATGATGACGGAATCATAATGATAGTATAACAATGGCAAAACAATCTTCACCCCAACACAGATACCAGAGAACAATGGATGGCATCCATACTGTTATAGCCTGGATCTACACTGATGATACACAAAGATTAGCTCAATCCGGATTCGACGAAGAATTCGATATTGGCAAAGTTGCATGGGTGTGGTCAAATGATACCTTCTGGGCACTTAAAACTGCATCTCCTCCAACGTGGGTTCTATTCGGCGGAGGTGGTGGTAGTTCTGAAGACGTTCTTGTAAAAGTTACCGCTGCGGATGTTACTGCAAATTACCTTAGTGATAAGATGCTGAATACATCTACTATTGTTTGGGATGTTACAGATCCCGGGACAAGTTCTAATCAACAAGTATACGGTGTGGTGCAAGACGGCAGTTCTATTCAAAAGTTAGAAGTTGCTAAAGCAGGCTCATTAGTCGGAGTGCATAAACAGATTAACTTCATTGAAGGTGCTAATATCACCTTGACTGTCGATGATAATACTGTTGATGACAGGGTAGATGTAACTATCGAAGCAACCGGTTCCGGTTCGAGTACTGACCAATATGTTCGTATTGATGCAACTGATACTACATCCGGATATCTTGACGCTAAACTACTTGTGAGCACGAATGGATTAGTAAAAACAATTCAGAATTCACCTGGTAATGAAACTCTGACTCTTGCATTACCTACAGGCTCAACTAATAACCTCTTGCGTTTTGACGGTACTACTTGGCTGAGTGATGGCAGGATAATGAATAGAGGTGCTGCTGCTGCTTCGGGCGATGGTGCTGTGGAAGTTGTGCCAAACGCAGGAGATACAACTACAGCTACTCTGCTTGTTACTTCTTCTCCCTCTACCTATCCTTCTACTAAAGTTGCATTCAAAGCTGTATCTGTTGACTACTCTACTGCAATCTATGCCCTTGCAGCAGAACGTACTGCAATCTATGCCGAAGCTCCTACAAATTCCGGTACAGGCATCGCAATTCACGCTGTAGCAAACGGGAGCAGTACGAACGGTGGTATGCTCATTGACAAGTTATCTGACACAGGATATTACTTATCGCTCAATAAGACAGGTGGTACTTTCTCCGGAACGACCTTCCCTGCTACTGGTGGTGTACAGTTTCATGGAACCACGACATTCACCACCTCTATTATTCCTTCTGCACTTGGTGTGACTGATTATAGTATGACATTGCCTGCTGCGCAGGGCAGTCCCAATACATATCTGAAGAATGATGGATCAGGTGTATTATCTTGGGCATCTGGTAGTTCTACACCTGGAGGTTCTACAGGGCAAGGACAGTGGAATAATGCAGGTTCGTTCGGAGGTTCTGCTGGTATTGTTATGGACGCTACTAATGTTACTACGCTAACAGTAGTAGGCACTACTAATATCAACAGTAGCGGTTCAGGTGCTACGAATATTAGTACTTCATCTTCTGCGGGAGTTACCACTATCGGTAATACAGGCAGGGTAATCAATACAATCGGAGGGCTTACTCATACAGGAGCACTCACGGTAGTCGGTACTACAATCATTAATTCTTCAGGTACAGCAGCAACATCAATTGGAAATGCTACAGGTGGTACTACTATTACAGGACCAACTACTCATGTTGGCTCTTTACTGATGAAAGGCACTACTGACAGTCTGACTATAAATACCCCTGCTGCTATTGCTGCTCATTCTTGGACATTGCCACTCGCTCAGGGCGGAGTAGGTACGTTCTTACAGAACAACGGCTCCGGCGTGCTTTCTTGGGCGAATGGAACTACGAATAACCCTGGTGGTTCTAATACCCAGGTACAATTTAATAACGCAGGGGTATTCGGTGGTTCTCCGAACTTCACTTGGATTGATGGCACACCACGCTTAACGCTTGAAGCTGAATTGATTGTCAATAATACTGCAGGTGGCAAGGCAATAACACTCGGGAATTCGAGTATAGCAAATGCAGGTGGTAAAATATCTATTCCTGCTTCAGGAGCATCTTCTCTGTTGATTCAAACTTCTACTTCTACAGCAAACGCACAAGGATTTACCGTACTGACAGGAAACGGCACAGGTAATGGTAATGGTGGTGTAATTTCATTACTGACAGGAATTGAATCCGGGACCGGTAGAGGTGGTGGAATTGCAATACAAACAGGAGGCAATACAAGAACCGGCGATATTAATCTTTCTACAGGAGGTGCTTCTACAGGTAGCTCAGGAGAAATCAATATATTCTCAGGAGCAAGTGCTTCGAGTAATACCGGTGGATTTCTTCTTGCTACAGGTGAAGCGACAGGAACAGCCGGCAATACAGGTGGTTTCACTATACGCACCGGTTCCGGAGGAACTACCACAGGTTCTAGCGGTGGGATAATACTCACGACAGGTTCTGCCTATGGAGCAGGCTTGCAATCTGGTAGCATATCTCTTATAGCAGGAGATGCGGGTAATAGTGCAGCAGTTGGTGGTGGACTGGTTCTTATTCAAGCAGGAGCAGGTGTAGGTGCAAACGCAGGTGGTAATGTTACTATTTATCCCGGTGGGAATGGTTCAGGTGGTACATTCGGTACTCTTACACTTGGAGGAAATACAGGACACAAACTTGCTTTCTGGGATGGAACAGGTGCATCAAAACCTGCTGCATATACTCAAACGTATGCAACAGTCACACGTATTCTTACTAAGGTAAATGCTGCAAATGACATTGGCGGATTACCTATTGGTGCTGCATACAATCAAGCAGAAGTTCAAGCATTAAGAGATAGATGCGAAACTCTTGCATCTGATTTAAGAATTTTAACTAATTTTGTAAACTCTATGATGGACGACCTACAAGGTGTCGGTCTTCTATAATTTCATTCATTTTTAAGGGTATATTATGAATACGCAAAATGCTCAACAGCAAGGTCAAAGAGAAATAACTCCGGTTGATTCAGTGAACGTTCTCTGGGAACATACTCGCAAACTCACAGGCATCGACGGTAATGCTCATGATGAGTTACGTATGCACAAAGATTGGGCAATTAAGGTTCTTGAGAATCAGTACGGGGTTATTCAAAATCAAACGAAGATAATTGCCGAGTTAGAAGCCGCAGCTGCGAGTGTAAAAGAAGCAGTGCTTGATGCTGTTGAGCCTGTTGAAAAAGAAATTGCAGGTAAGGTTGTTGGCAGTATTGAACCCGTAGAGCCGAAAGATGGTTATGAACCCGGTAGTGGTCCGATCTAATTACTTATTCCGCTTTCCGCACAGAACAGCGCGCTTTCAATAAGTTGTTTAATGCTCCTTTCCCCCTGATTGGAGCATTTTTTTATACAAAAGATAGTGCCGATTAGACTGGATTCGATTCCAGTACGCGCTGCTTATCGCCTTTCAGGGGTTCTTGAAGCACTTACCGCCCAGTATAGTCCCTATAACATATAGCGTCTCTATTCCGCCACTAACCGGCACTTTTTTTGTTTTCAAACTTAAACCGACTGTTCTTTCAAACAAACAGTGCATCTTGATTTACTTCCACTACTGCAAAGATTTGCAACCCGCATTCCTTTGCCGTATGTTGCTTCTTGGGAATCATGGTCGCAAGTACATTTCCGTACTACTGCACCGTATTTCCCCTTGTCCTTTTTAGGAACATTTACACCTGGTGTACTCATACTTTCTCCTTGAATTATAAAATAAAATTTTCATTTTTTGTTTTGTTCTACTCTATTTGCCGCCATCGCAGCAGGGTAATCACTCCCTGCTGCTATAAAATTCCAAAATTATTCTCGAATAAAGATCTCAAAATGGCGGTCGGGTTTCTTTTATGTTGTCAAGTTCTCATTGTATACCTCATTGCCTTATTGTTACAATTACGCAATCTTAATGTTTGCACAAAGGTTCTCTTTGAATCGGCTATAACGAACGTCTTGTCCAGAGAGTTTAATTATTGTGCCGGATCAGGAGAAACAAGTTCTTCTTCTTTTGAACGAATTTTCTTTTGTTTTGCAAGTTCTTCTTCTTCCCACTTCTTGAAGTTTTTTTCACCGAGTTCTTTTCTTTTCGCTTCTGCTTCAGCAGTGGAATCTTCTTCATTTACATTGATGATTATTTGACCTTCTTCTGTTATCGGTACTCCGTTCTTCGCAAACAGTTCATCTCTTTTCCGGTTCTTTTCGACTTTTTCATCTTCAAGCATTTTAAGTTGATAATCCTCTGCCTTTAAAGGAGTTTCCTTAATTATTTCACCACTGTCTAAGCTGCGGTAAAGACGTTTCTTGTTTTCAAAATCAAACTCTACGTCACAGGCATATTCACGAAATTCGAAGCCGTTTGATACCTTTGCTTCTAAAGCAGCGATGTCAGCTTCTGTTTTTTTAACTAAAGATTTGTTCAATCTTATTACAGCTTCGAAACCTCTCTTTTTCGACATCTGGTCAGTAAGCTCAATACCCTTTTCAATCTTTTCTTCGTCTGTAAAATTGTATTTGGCTACTGCTGTTTCATTTTTCTTTTCCATTTGATATACCCTAAATTTATAAAATTAAAATTTTTCTGTTATTGAACTTACTTCATATTCTGTATTGTCTTCGAATGTTTCTGCAATCAACATCGTAACTAAAAGAACTAAATGAGTAGTTGCTATATTCATTCTCTTTGCTGTGATAGTCATTTTTGAGAAATACTTTCTCGCTATACTCATTCCGACAACACCCCTTACTTCAGTTGAAATAGCCAACTTTTCAAACTTCTTCATTGTGAAGGTTGGCAGTTCTTCTATAAAATGAAAAACCGCACAGTTTATTGCTTCTGAATCTGTTATTTCTAACCCGTGATGGACAAGGAAGAAATTTCTGATTTTCCCGGTATAGGTCAAAATATCCCGTGGAAAATTTCTGACTTCACTCGGTGTATAGTTCTTCGATCTTAGAACTTGCCTGTCTTTTTTCACTTCCCCTGTTTCAGGTTCTTCTATTTCAGATTCTGCCATTATACCATCTCCTGTACTAATTTCATAAAATCTTCCTTTGTTGTTTTCTTGCGGACTTTCAATACAGCTTTGTATTCATCCTCCGGCAGAACACCGAGTTTCAAGTAGAATTCATCCACGTCTACCTGAAAGAATACTGCGAGTAATTTCAGTTTCTCGTCAGACGGTATCGCATAATTATTCTTCGACATCGAACTCAGATACGGACAAGAAATACCCGTTTTGTCCGCTATCATTTGAAGTGGTATTTTCTGCCTACTCTGATCTGTATCCTTAGTTTTTCGCAAGTGTTGAAAATACTTGTTGAAATCACTCGGTTCCTGTTTGTTTTTTCGTTTCATATCTCCTCTTTTATTCTTATTTCAAAACTACTGAATATTGTTGCAATATGCAAATATTATTTCACCGTTACTTACGTTTATTTAAGGTTTCTGCTGACTTGGTCTATGCACTTGAAAATTTCATATGCAACCTGCGGTACTATTGCGTTTCCCAGTTGTTTAAGTCGGTCCACCCTATTGGATAGCCCATCATTTCTTCGACAAATTGGGGGTTGAGTCGGGAAGTTGTGGAAGTCGTTCCTGTAAGTTCGAGCAACTTCCCCTGTAAAGGCATCCCACCTTGGTTGTACTTTGAGATTCTTTGTTCTGTTACGGGAGTCGATAACATCAACTTGTGAATTTTCGATACTAGGTCGTTGCCCTCCCAATTCTCCGATTGCCCTCTCAGGTAATGATCCGATTTTGTGGGAGTCGGGAGCAGACCCAATATAGCCAAGTCCGGCAATGTTTGGCTGTGACGGTTCGTACTCGTTATCCCCTTCCAGTCCCTCTGAACCGGTGTCGGAAGAAACCCCGAACCCTTCGCTATCATACTCGGCGCGCCTTGATTGTGCTTCGCTGTGGGAGTATGCAATAATCCAGACTCTTTCTCTCTTGTGCGGGGCATTGACACCTGCAGCCGGTATAATAATCGCTTCAGTGGAGTAGCCGATGTCTTCCAAGTCAGATAACACCTCGTCGAGGTCCATCTTGATGATACCAGTAACATTTTCAGCAACAACCCAAGGGGGTCTTGCCTCGTCAATAACTCTGCGCATCTCATGCCAGAGCCAACGGTCATCTGCTTTGCCTTTTCGCTTCCCGGCGACACTAAATGGCTGGCAAGGGAATCCTCCGGATATAATGTCAACTTTTCCATACCATTCCTTTCCGTTAAAGTTTTTGATGTCTGAATATAAAACCGGTCTGTGTTTTGTTCCTGAGTACGCAAAAGGTATTGTACCTTCAGGAATGCTGCCGAAGTTTTTCATGAGACATTTCTGTGCAGGTATATCATTCTCGCATTGAAACATATTCTGCCAACCCATCCACTTATTCGCAAGATCAAATCCTCCTATGCCCGTGAATAAGGAACCTGCAGTTCTGATTATCATAGTAAAAAGTCCCTATCACTAAATCTCGTATAGTTCTTTTCAAATTTAAGTTTTACCGTTCCTTGTTCACCTTCGCGGTTCTTGCCGATTATCACCTGCGCTGTACCCTCTGTATAACTTCCATCAGGATATGTGTCAATGCCGTATTTCTCTAATCGATTCAAGAAGATTACTATGTCAGCATCCTGCTCTATACTACCTGATTCTCTCAGATCAGAAAGTTGCGGAGTTTTACTTGCACGTTTTTCTACCTCTCTGTTTAGCTGGCAAAGAGCAATAATCGGAATTTCGAGTTCTTTCGCTAATGTTTTCAAAGTCCTTGTAATGATACTTACTTCACGTTCTCTTGAGTCTGCCTTTGGTGGCTTCATGAGTTGTAAGTAATCAATTATTATCATGCCAACTTTATGTTCCTTCTTCATGCGTTTCGCTTTTGCTTTCAAAGAGAGAACATCCAATACCGGAGAGTCGTCTATGATAATCGGAAGTTCTGCAAGTCTGCTTATGCATCCTACTAATTGACTCCTTTGATGTGCTGTGATGTTATTCCGGATTATGTCTATTGCAGGAATACTTGCTTCTGAACTCAGCAATCTGTTATAAAAAGAATTTGCTGTCATTTCCAGGGAAAATAAACCAATTGGCATAGACTGCGCTACATACCGTGCAATATTCAATGCGAAAGCAGTTTTACCCATACTCGGACGTGCTGCGACAATCACGAGATCACCAGGCTTAAAACCATGAATATACTCATCTATCTCCATAAATCCAGTCATTATACCCGGATCAAATACTATTCCGTCAGCATTATCCATCACCTTCGTGAAGGATGCCTGAGACAGAGTGTACATCGTCTGCAGTTTTGTGATTGACTCTAAGCGGTTCATCAGTTCCGATAAGCCCTTCTCTGACTTCTCAATTTCCTTCATTGCGTCAGATGTCTCATCAAAACATCTTACTTCCCTTTCACGCGAGTCATTTATCAGCCACCGTTTGATGTAATATTCCAGAAGTATGTAAGCATAGTGAAGTACATTAGACGCTGTAGGAGTAATGTTGTTAAGCTCTACAAGATAAACAGCCCCTCCCAATTGCTCTAATTTTCCTGTACTTCTCAATTCTTGACTTACAGTCATAATATCAATCGGTTCATCCCTTTCAAAGAGACTCTTCATCGCTTCGAAGATAACTTTATGCCTGTCTGTGTAAAAGCACCCTTCATCAAGAACTCCTACTACCTGACATACAGCTTCCTGAGAAATGATCATCGAACCGAGTACTGATACTTCTGCATCGTTTGAGTGCGGCGGAACTTGTTGGATCATGGTTGCCCCTGTAATAACTGCTGGATGTTGCCCGAAGGATTTCGTACTCTGCTGAGCAAATTATCTCTTTCCTTCGTGAGTAACCTCAATGCTTCTTTTGTTTCCATCAATTCCAAACCAAGTCTCAGATTTTCTTCTGTCAGTATATGATTTCCTTCTGATTCAGGATTGGTTTTTTGATACGGGAAACGCACTCCCTCTCTGAATCCTTCTTGATATTTATCTTTTAACATCAACACTAACTCTTCCTTCGTCAATACACGCACAGAATCGCTCTCTAAGGAAGAAATTTGCTTTAAGGTAGGGGTAAAGTCGGACAAGAGTAGTTTCGTTGAATTACGACCCATATACGTGCGGTCTCCGTTAAGTATCCATGCTTTTGCATTTGCAAATTGAGCATCGCTGATGATAAAATCCTCATTAACGAGTTTTTGCACTAGATAATCAGAATAAGTATCCTCTACTACAATCCCTCTTGCATATTCCACCTCTTGAATCAATTCTAGAATCCTACCTGTCATCAACACCGATCTTTGGTATCGCTGATGGTCAAGAGCAGAACCCGCAGGAAGAGCCGGTAAATTACTTGATTCCGTATTTTTCTTTTCTTCGAGCGAGTCTTTCGTCTGATTCAGATTTTGTAGGTGTGCCATTGCTTGTTTCCTTTTTCATTTGTACGTAAAATTTGTCCCAATAAAAAACCATGTCCGGGTCTTTTCTCCTGAGCTTGAGAGGGGAAAAGAAATTTGTACTCCAAAGCCTGTCTGCCCGTGCCCATTTGCATACTTCGAATATTTCTTTTGGAGTTCGTTTGTCAATCTTGATTAGTTGATCATAAGCGACCATCCAGCCCTTGTATGCAGTTTCAGTAATTCTGCCCTGCATTTCCTTCGGCAGGAGAGTCATAAACCACCGTGCGAAACTTAACGCTTCCCCTTTCTCTACAGGCGTACTCAGATCATCAAACTCACTCCAAAGCACTCTCACAGGAAGAGGAGGGGGTTGAGCGGAACTGGGGGAGGAGTTTCTTTTTTTCTTTTTTTGTAGTGTTGCCTTTATTACTTGAACAGCAGGAGCAGCCAATTCTTTTTCTTGAAGAGTTTCTTTTAGTGTCCAATTCTCTGTTTCACCTTCTATTTTCCCGACAGGGTTTTTTACCTGCGAGACATCTTCCGAGATGTCTCGCTCCTTTTCAACAAATTCTGATTTGTTGAACTCTTCATCGACACTTTCCGAAGTGTCGATGTCTTCAGTTTGTACAGAAAAAGAAGTTGAAAAATTTTGGTCTTCAGAAATTGAGGTTTGAACTTTTTCTTTTTTTACCTGTTTAACAATATGACTGTCCTCAGTTGTATTGTTAAATTGGTTTTTTTCTTTACTAGCCGTACTGCTCCTACTATCGTAGATAGTAGTATTTGTAGTGCATATCTTACGCCCGCGTGTGCGAGGGTTGGAAAAATGATGAGAAAAATGCTCTAAGTCGTTATTTGTATCTGCAAGTCGTTTAGAATATAGAAACGGTTCATTTTTTGAATTTTCATTTTTTTCATTCCAATGTTGCACAGATGCATCAACAGAGAAATCAAACTGTACGTAAGTCTTTATTTCACTAATTTCACTAAATGAGCTAACTGATTCTACGTTGTATAGATACAAATAAAATTCCTTATTGTGTCTTTTTGTAGAAATATTTTCATTTTCAATGTTGCATTGGTGCAACATTGAAAATTTACGCAATTCTTTCAATCTTAGTTTTTCAACCAAACCCAATTCCTGAAGTTTTTTGCAAGCACGGTAAATTGTAGTTCTGTCTACACCTAAAAATTGCGCTAACCATTCATTTGAAATTGTGAAAGGATTACTTGCTCCGAGAGTAAAAATGCAATGCAGAAAAAAATAATATAGATCTGTTTCAACAGATGATATACTTTCAGTTCTTCTGCGTTCCCAGAAATTGTTTATGAGTTCTGATTGATTCATATTAGTATACGATTTTATCATTCCAACAAATTATTTGACCTTCAAAAGCAGGTTTGGTTTTTGTTAAACCGTATGTTAACCACGAGAAAAAGTCTTCTTTCGTTTCTATTCCGTCATTACGAATAATTAAAGGAACTGAAGGATGTTGTTCGTAAGATTTGTTTATAAATGTCCATTCACTTGTGTTTTCATCTTGAAGCCAAATACAAATAGTATTATTCCACCAAACTAATATTTTCCACACCTTCTTCACCTGTATATCCGGAGCAAACTGAATCTGTTTGCTTCTGTACGGTATGCCTGACCATACCCTCGGACTGAACCAGTCACCGACCTTCCATCTGTTGCCTCTGCGGATAGTGTGGTACTTAACAAGTTTAATCCAGTCATCAGGATCAGATTGTATAAACCTTTCTGATTGCATATCTAACGCAGGACTCATAAATTCTTCCATTTCAGAAAGATTCAATCCTAAATTAGACAGTCCTTGCCAAATCTTCTCAACAAAAAACGTCGGTTCACCTGCTTTTGGATGATACTTCGGATAGAACTCTGAGAATGTAATTATTCTACTCATCTGAATCTTTCTTTTTGTTGATTAAAGGGACTATGCCACGCATAACAAAAGGAGCAGTTTGCCTGTTACCAAAAAAGACAGAATGTTCCATACTATCCTGCATATCAAAAGTCATTTTCCATTTTCGAATTGTAGATTCATCTTTATTTATCACAATCCTGCGTATTTCATGTTTCAAATGAGATACTTCCATCTGAGATTGTAATAATTGCTGCTTGAGTTTTTGATAGGAGCTCATACTGTATCTTTTTCAGGGAGAGTAATTAGTTGATAATCATTTGTAACCGGCCAATAGTCTATTTTACCATCGGGTTCTTTTAGTTCCCAACAGAGGTATGTGTACTTTCCACGGTTTTTTTGCTCGGGATATGATACTACAACCAATCCTAAAACTTCCATTGGAACAGATATATCTCCGAATTTTGGTTGTTTTTGTACATAATACACTTTTTGTATTTCTTTAGGTTCTTCAGGCATATTTCCTCCTATTATTGAATAACTAACATCGTTGCATCCTGGGATTTTTTTTGTTTGTATTCCAACCAAGATTTTATAAATGGATAAAGATTTACGCCATGCTCTTTTGTTTTTTCAACAAACAATTCTATTGCAGCAGAAGACAACTTTAATAACATATCCTCATATAATTCGTGAAGGAAATAAAGAGGGGACCAGTCAGAACTAGTAAAGTAATGCGGGTTTCTTTCTGGTTCTCCGTATCCATAGCCACCTGTCGCATCAGAACAACTACCAAAATCATGAATTTCATAACGTTCACCTGCTATATGTAAAGTGCGTGTTCCACTTAAACATGATGAGTCGTCCCAATATTCACTAAATCCTAAAACATCGAACGTTTCATCATCTAATAAATATTCTCTAAAATCAAATGGATATAAAATTTTATTCATATTTCCTTCTATTATTGAATAACTAACATCGCAGCATCCCGAGCGTGTTGGCTGCTTGTTCCCTTCCAACCGGTCATTGCCTTAAACATCGGCACTGTAATTTTACCCGTATATGCGCTTTTCTTCGACGGAGTGACTTCTTTTACCTCATACCCTAACCTACGTATGCCTTCAATCAAAAGAACACTCTCACGTTGATTCATACCGACATTCCTGCTGATTTTCTGCCTTGTGAGTTCTTTACCGTCACCTGATTTTGCGAAAGTCGGTTTATTGAGAGAGGAGTTTTCGATGACGAAGGATAATTTACCTTGATGGTCAATATGGCTGTGAATAAAAGAAAGTTCCTTTATTAAGTCAAAAACTTCCCAAAAATCTAGTGTGTCAAGCATTATTATTACTTTTTGACTTTTATCATACAAGCAAACACCAGTACTCTTTCCAGGATCTAATCCTATTGTATAATCGTGAAATTGATTGCTGCCCCAATTTAGTAATTTTACCTGTTCATCAGATAGTAGTTTTTTTTTCATTGATTGTTACCTTGAAAATCATAATTATTGAAAGACATAGCACCAACATTACCCGTTTTCCCTTGCGCAGCACGAACAATAGTTTCTCTTGTAGCCTTACCGAGCATATCGAATGTGCTCCTACCAAGATTCAACTTCGCACACTCGTAGAACGTCTTGTAAAAGTTATCCTGGCGCAAACTTTCCTTCCTCTCTACAGCACCGATCTCTTTCGACAGGTTCTCCAGTTCACTCTTATGACATTTGAGTGCTTTAGTCAACCTGATGAACCACTCAGGAGCAACTTCATACGGTGGATGTTTACCTTTTGCCATATCGTACTTGCGCTGCATCTCAAGTACCTTGACTTTGAGTTCGTCAAGGTACGAGATTGCTGAATGTAAATTTGAGAAATCTTTGTATGTTTTATGATTTGGTTTCATCGGAAGAAACGATTGGGGTTAATTCAAAGATTATAGAAACATCGCCGGATGGTAAAGAATTCAAAGAATGAAGCTTCCAATTTGAAGGCAACTTAAATTCATCAGGAAAAGCAAGTCCCGGACAACCTCTCCTATCTTTACCTTGAGAAACAAAAACAACAAACTCAGAGTGCCCTTTGTCTCCTTCAGTATTCGTCGTAACTGCACAGAACCTTGCGCAGTTAATCATAAAATCCTTGTCGTTTTGCGTTAACGTATACATAAAAACTCCTATAAGAAAAAAATAAAAAATTAATTAAAATGGAACGTCATCAACTTCACCGTCATCGTTAACATATGGATAAAGAGAATCCTTTTGTGCTGCCTTTGCAGTTCTTGCATCGTATCCTTTAGGAGGTTCATCATCCATACCAGGCATATCACGTTGGACTCTTTTCGCTTTCACCGGTACTTCAGGTGGTTCCTGGTCCATATCGTCTCCTGCTTCAGAGTAGTCTTCTACGTATTCAGTGAGAGCCGGAGCAACTTTTCCTGAAGATAGTTGCGCTGCAGGGTATTTGCTGTTGTGAATCTTTTCTACTATACCCGGTATAAGGTTCTCAAAGAATTTAAGTTTTGCACTGTAATCCTTCTTTGTATAACCGTTCTCATTGACAATCGGTTCGTGCTGTGCATCGAGGCAAATCTTGAATTCAGGAATTTCATCCTTCTTAAATTTGTGATATATCTGAACCGGTCTGTCATTAACATAATTGACAACGTTGATATGAGTGAAATGGATAACATCCTTACCGTTCGGAGCAAACTCAGTTTCAGCAGTTGTCAGTTTGAGCAAGCCAAACTGTTCAATGCTGAGCAAAGAATTCACAAAACCAAAGAATGTACTGCTGCTTTTGTTAGCACCAACAAAGAATTTCATTTCGTAGTAATAACCGTCTTCGTCATGCATGTCAAATGTCCAGATTCTTGTCTCAACCTTACGTACTCTGTCAGTGCCCTTTATCTGTTCTTCCTTGATGGTAGAGAATAAAGAAATGTCATCAAGGTAGACATCGAAACCATTCGAAGCGTCATATCTTGTAGTTTCATTCTTGTTATTCGTGATAGCAAACTCCCCTTTTTCATTCTTAGTTAAAAAATGACCTTTATTGCAGAAAAGCTCAGTCTTAACGATGCGGTGTACGTGTCCCATAATAAGCTCCAATTGTATAAAATGTAAAAACTGTAATAAATTAAAAATGCGTTTATAATTTGTCTTTTTTGATAACTATTGATACTTTACCGACACCTTCCTTTTGAATTCTGTCACGTTCTTTCTGTCCTTCTTCTTCGCGGATTTCTGAGAGTCGTTTTTTAGAAGCAAGTTCACGTTTGCGCCAGTATTCATCATTTTGCTCTATTGCTTCTCTCAGATACGGATTTGGCGGATCTTTCAACGCCGTCTTCTTTTGCTCCTTATCTATTTCTCTGAATAATTCTTCTACAGTCTCATGCTTACCGTCATCTAAACGAAGTTCAAGAACTGTACCTCCTTCTCCGATGAATTTGAAACTATGTATCATTGTTGGTCCCAATTTAATGTGTCAGGTTCAATCTTCTTTACCTCCTTCATTTCTTTCTTGCTGATATACAGCACTCTATTCTTCAAACAACTGCTAAGCTTCCACTTTGCTTCTTTAATCTTTGTAGTATAGTAAGCAAGTTCCTTCTCACCGTACTTATTCTTCTGCGCTAAGGCATAAGCAGTTTCAGTCTCTTCAATCTCAGTTTCGTACTTCTTGATTGCTGCTTCATTCTCTTTCTTGAATTCCGGTGTTACAGTCATACTCCACCTTTCTTGAGAAGAAACACTCTCCAATTACAGATTGTAATAAACTTTCTATACCCATATCTTTCACTAAACAATAAGGTTTGAGATACATGTTTCCATTTCAAACCCGATCCAAATATTCGAAACCAAGCACTGTTTTTAGATTTAGAAAAGGTAAACAAACAATAACCAAAAATTCTTACAATAAACTGCCAATCGTTTTTACCGATGTGGATTATTTTGAAAGAGAATACATTCATAACAAACCTCCGCCGATGAAGTGTTCAATGTACTTATCACCGCGTTCTTCGCGTTTTACTGGAGGGAGATAATGTTCGGGACATACGTCTTTCGGTAATTCTATTTCTCCATTCAGCCAGCGTTCTCTGAACTCAGCAAATTTATCTCTCTGAAATTCATCTTTCAATTGCATCGCATTGATATATCTTCCTTTGCCATTCTCTCCTTCAGGTTTTACACCTATAGCCTTCACTATCTCAAACTCCTTCTGCAAATACTCAAGATTCTCAATCTCAGAATCAATGCTCTTTCTATAAAAGAGTATCATTGTCCTGCTGTTCTCGTCCTGATGGTTTTGTAGAAATTGTATCGCGCTGTTCAAGCTCAGTATCAAGCATTGCGTTTCACTAATCTTCCTTGATAAGAACTTGTATCTTTCTGTAGAATTCATATTCACTGTCCTTCATTGTAAATAGTAGTGTGCTGCTAATCTATAATGCTAAATTACGAACTATTTTTTGTTTGAACAACAAAAACTTTTTAGAAACGTAAGTAATGCAAAGTTTATGTTTGTTTGTTAGTTAAGAACCTCGTATGTTTGTATTGTCAGTAAAAATTACACACTTTTTGAAAGAAAATATGACGAGTCATGAATATTTCAAAGCATTGTCAGAGGAGGATGCAGGTGCTGTTGCTGAAAGGTCTGTTCAGTACAGTAATGACATAATGAAATTAGCAGAAAGAAAAGGTGGAACTCCTGCTTCAAAACTTGCTGCAATTATTTCATACTTTTCCGTAGACTTTGCAGTTGCTGAAAAACGCATATCAGACTTAGAAGAACAAGTTAAACTTTTGTTAAACAAGAAGGAGGGATAAGATGGGTAATCTAACATTAATTGTAGTAACTCCAGACAGCGATTCTTTTACAGAAGAAGAGATGAAAGCATATGCTGAGACTGAGGGAGCTAAATACGCGACTGAGTTCATACATGATGAGGCAAAAAAGATTTTTGCTACATATCCGGACATTAACAAGGAAGATTATCTTCATGAGTTATGTGGCGTTCTTGCTGCAAGTGTTGCAGAGATGTATGAAGAGTTATTAGTGCTGCGAAAATTCAAGACAGACACAGAAAGCAAAGGTGGGTAATATGGGTAACTCAATCACTTACATCTCAGGCAATCGTCAAACAGGTAAAACGACAGCACTTATCAAGATTGCAGCAGAAAAGGATTTGCGTATAATATCGCTGAACCTAATGATGGTAAACTATACAATGAGGAAAGCGAAAGAACTGGGATTGAGCATCAGGACTCCGATCACTCACGAGCGTTTTGTTGACGGTACGCAGCTTCTCGGTATAGAAGAGAACGGTTATGCTATTGACGATTTTAACGTAGGTAAACATTTTATAGATACAAATTTGAACAAATACAAACGCAGATATACTCCAATTCTGGCAATTGTCAAGCAGGATGCTGAGGATACAGGGACTACTTGCAGAGTGGAGGTGAGAGATGAAGGTTGATGTATACAGTACGTTTAATTACAACAAATATGCAATTCAATTCAAGAAGCAGTTTGAATTTGCTTTTCCACCGTTCTATGACATGGTGCTTCGAGACTACGAAGCTACTGGTCCTGACATCATGAGAATAGCATTCTCCAATACAGGTAGAAGTCATACTGAAATCATATACAACGCATACGGAACTGTTACCTATACGGTAATCACTTGCTTGACTTGGGACCAGCCGGTTGAAGATGTTGCTCTTGATGCTCTAATGGAAAAGTACGAGAAGTTTGGTTGGGTTCGCGGTGACATTCACGACATAGATGAAATAAAGAAAACTATGAGAGAACAAACTGCAATGACTGAAGCATACAATGCACCTGTAGGGAGGAAAGCGTAATGAACGATAAAGACAAATACAACATACAGTGGATTGTAGGTATACTTGTAATCGCAGCAGTTTGTTCTTTTATTCTTGCAAGGTGCGGCTTAGAACCGGTCGTAGAATACAAATCCGGAAAGACTACACGCGATACTCTAACAGTACGCGATACTCTAATAGTCAAATTTCCGCAAATAAAGTACCTACAGCAAGCGAAAACGATTTTGACTATAAAAGATACTGCATCTGGCAGAATCGACACGCTACGCTCAGTAGACAGCGTTTTTCGCAATGTTGCACTCGTCTCAACTACAGATACAACGATTATATCTGAAATTCAGACGAAATACGGACCAATTTCAGATACAACACGCATCAGCAGCATCTTCCGTTTACCGGACAACAGTGCTGAATTCTTAATTAAACGTTCAGATCTCAATATTGAGAAAGTAATTCAAACAATAATCAACAGTACTACTGTAACACCTGTCCAGAAATCCTCCTTCCTCGAAGATGCAGGATTAGTTGCCTTGGGTGTTGGTGGTGGGTATCTGTTAGGGAGGGTGGTGAGATGAAGTATCATACTGCAATATCTGTGTTGTTTTTGACCATGATGTTTTGTGCTTGTGTTTCTGCAGGTAAAGGGCAAATTGAATTTTGCATTCTTTTTACAGGGATGTCAATTTGTTGCTGTATGATATCTGTAGGTATCTATGTTGTAAAAAGTTTGCTTGACGGGAAGGAGTACCTATAATGATACAAGAGAAAATTGAACGTAAGCAAAAACAACCGCTTTGGAAGAGTATAATTATTGGCTGTGTAATAGGTGCTGTACTTGGTGCTATTGCGGGGCAACTTATAATATTTCTATTGAAACTGCTGGAGTAATATGGCGAAAAACTACGAAAGACACATACACCTCACAGCAGCTCAGCGTGATATACTCATTTCAAACATGAGCTGGACTAGAGCATCAGAGATGAGATACACAAACATCCTTCTCGATCTCGATGACGGCTTATCATTCAATCAAGTCAAGATAAAGCGCAATACATCTTTTGAAACGATAACAAAAGTCATTGGACTTTACAAAGAGTTCGGTGTTGAAGGTATGAAGAAGAAACGTGTACATGCTGCTGTGATTCTCACAAAAGAGATTGTAGACAAGATAGTAGAGATTTCAAACTCACAGCATCCTAGTGGTAAGAAGAGGTGGTCGGATAAGGATATTGCTGAGTATATGGTGAAGAACGGCATCTGCAAACGTATCAGTGAGAAGAGTGTTTGCGTTGCGCTGTATAGTAAGAGGAACTGGCGAAAAGACAAAGAGCAATTTAGTGATGACTATATTCGCAGGTATAATAATAGAGGAGGAAAAAAATGAAGCATATATGTAATGTATTATCGAACGACGACGGAAGTTTGCAATTCCCACCGGCTATGGGGCAGTCTGCTAATCCAGATTTAGCTAATGTAAATAGAGGTGGTGGACAATGGAAAGAAAAGAAACCAATGCTATCAGTACGAGAAGCTGTAATAGATTCAACTGACCGTATGATCAGGATCATCGATCAAGCAGCAAAAGTAAGGACTCTTCAAAAGCAGTGGTATAAGAGCATCAAGGATGAAAAACGGGATTATGATATTCTTGCTGAATCAAAGGCTGCTGAGAAGGAACTTGAACTTTTATATTGGAGGTTACAGTGAACTTCGGCATTAGAACAACAGGGGAACCTATCCGTCCAACAGAAATGCGCCCTTTTATTATTCCGGCACAGGAGCATAGAGAGACAGAATATGAACGCATGTATAGAGAAATACACGCGGAAAACAATGTGCTGCGAGAACAACTTTCTCAGATGCAAATAGATTTAACCTTAGCGCAAGGTGATAATAAAATTCTACGGGATCAGGTTACAGCACTTAGAGCTAAAAAGAATGAACTTCTAACCCATATTAACAAAATGAAAGGATAACATGTTCCACGTACCAAACAAATACAGAAACAGTAAACACGCACATCTCGCTACAGATGACACTGCAGGCAACAACGGTTACTTTCAAATACCGCATCCGAAAAGAGGATTCTCTACAACTATCAACTGCATAGCAAGTGACGGTGATGGCTGGGAGCACGTAAGTGTCTCAGTGTTAGTAACAGGTATGGAACCACAGAGAGTACCTGACTGGTCAGAGATGTGCTTTATCAAAGATATCTTCTGGGATGAAGAGGATACAGTCATTCAGTTTCATCCACCGAAATCAGAGTATATCAATATGCACAATTTTGTGCTGCATTTGTGGAGAAGATCAGGTGAGAACTTTGATACTCCTCCGAAGATTATGGTGGGGGTGTGAGATATGGGACTCAATATATCTGTCTATAAGTTGGATGGCACAAGAGAATGGAAAGGGAAAACTCTTCCGAACTGGAATAGAGATCCAGATATGGATAAAGGCGGCTGGTGGGATTCTATTAGATACACCGGAGATGCCGAATTTACTACACAGGTGGAATTTCATTCTATAAAAGAATATCCGGAAGAACGGGATTCTGACTGGGTGCAAAGACCAAAAGACTTTGTTGCTGCAAGAAAATGGGTGAAAGAAAATGTATACGAAGGTAATCAACCTCGACTTCTTGAAGCATTGGATAAATTCGAACAGGATGATTCTCTTTACTTTTATTTTGGATGGTAACTATGAAAACTAAAAAATTACAAAGAAAACTAAACAGCATATTAGAAAATCCTGCTGCTGAACCTTTTCAACCGAGTGCTGCTGCAATTAAATCTGCTGAGCAGTTGGAATGGTTGAGGTCTTTGCCTGCAAGAACAAGGAACACATATGTCGGTTTATACAACGAGTTTGTTCCGGAGAAAGAAGGGACAGATATTTGGATTGCCCGGGATAATAGATTTGGAACTTATGCATATCACGTTCAGCCAAAGCTTACTCCAGATGGTTTGTATTTATGTGCTGTTCTACAAGAACTTCCATCTGTTAATTTCAATTGTACTGTATGGGAGCATTTAGTTAAAACAAATGAGTGCAAAAAATACAAACTTGTAGAGGTACAGGAAAGGATTTGATATGACAACAAGATACATGTTGTTCTTACCATACACAATATGGGTATGGTTTATGATTCTGTGGGCTGTATATGAAATGTTCACAGGCAATCATGTACTGTGGAATATGGCATGTGCTGATATTAACTTTTTATGCTGGATAATCATTTTTGCAAGGGAATATAGAGATGGATATAGGTGAAAAAACTGTTCCTGGTCTTCAATGGTGGGGCTACAGACATACCAATGGCAGCCTCCAGGTCAAACGCTACTTCGATGACAGGGATATACAAGAAGCAAGGGAATCAGACTTCGTAGTGCGTACAGCAGGTCCGTTCTATGCAAATAACAGAGAAGAAGCTCTTTATGTTTTACAAACTTATTTTACCAGAGGATGAAAGATGGATATAGTAATTGATTTCGACGGAACAGTAGTAACACACATCTTCCCAAACATCGACCCGGAAGATATAGGTTCTGAAATAGTGCTCAAAGAATTGGTAAATCACGGTCACAGATTAATCCTCTTCACAATGCGTTCTGATAATGAGAAAGGGAGTGCTGCTTGATAGCAGAGTGTTTAAGCATATGGGATGTACAGAACAGTACAACCCCGAGGCGGACCTGATGGAAATACAGATTAAGAATAAGATAGCGAGACTTGATTCATTGATTGAATCAATAGAAAAACTACAGGTGTAAAGTGGTGTAATTTTGCTGCTTGATATAGATGATTATTTGTTGCTGCGTAAAAGCAGTTTTATTTTTAACCGGAGAAAACAATGGAAAATGAATTTGTGAGAGTATTCAACTTTGAACAGCATCAAATGCTGCTCATCAAACAGAATACAGAAATGGCAGAGCCACGTATGGAATACATAACAGAACATGAGGGTATACGTGCAACTATAGGGCTTAACTTTGATGATGCTGAGAAAAGAGATACAGCGTTCAGTAATGCAACAGATGAGAACGCTAAAAGCATTCTTGATTCTGTGATTCGGCAGTTTAGTTGAGAAAGAAAGATTGCGTTTATAATAGATGGTGATGTGCTGCTACGTAGATGAAAATTTACGCAGTTTTTTTATGTCTGAAAAACTTTTCTAAAAAGTTAAGAAAAAAAATATAAAAAAAGTTGCAGAATCGCTCTAATACCCTTGCTGTACTGA